GTCCCCGGTGTCCTGTCAAGCAACGGAGGACGGGATTTTGGTTCCTTCCTCGGGGCGATGGGGGAACTGGGGTATGGGTGGGCCTACCGGGTCTTGGACGCTCAATGGTGCAGAACACACGGGCATCCCCGTGCCGTCCCGCAGCGCCGGCGACGTGTCTTCGTTGTCGGATGTCTTGGAGACTGGACCCGTGCCGCTCAGGTTCTCTTTGAGCGCGAAAGCGTGCAGCGGGATTCTTCGTCGCGCCGAGCGAAGGGGAAAGGCGTTGCCGCCGATGCTGAAGGCGGCGTTGGAGCAGGCTGCTGGTGGGACGGAGGGCAAGTAAGCGAAACACTTAACCAAAGCAAGTGCGGTGGAGGCGGCGCTTCGCTAATGCCTGACAAGGGAAATTTCGGTGCGGTGTTGCAGCCCATCGGCTACCGCTGGCAGAACAACCGTGATGGTCTACAGCAGGACGATGCCGTTGCTGCCATGCGGGCTTCAACCGGAAGCTCAGGCTTCCATGAAATGAATCATCCGGTGGTAGTGGCTCACGCGTTCTACAGCACGGGCGGAACGCACGGCGTGAATCAACATCCTGAAGTGTCGCCTGCCGTCAAGGTGGGTAGCGGACTTGACATTCCTTCTCCACCGGCGGTGGCGTTTGCCAACCGCACCCGCGATGGCATCAAGATGCCGGAGATCATGGCAGACGGCGTAACGCCAGCCCTGACGAATCCGGGTGGCGGTGGACGAAGCGATGCAATCAACGTGGCGGTGGGTCATGTCGAAACCTTGCCGCAGCAAGGGTATGATGCGTTCCATGCCAGCACACAAGAAACCAACGCCGTTGCGACATTGCGAACATTGCGGAGCCAAATTGGAGAGGAAGCGTTTGCCGCGTGGGGACTTGGAATACTTGATTCACTTCAACCGCAGGAAGTATTGCGGGCGCGTTTGCATGGCCTTGGCATTCGATGCGCGACATTCAGCCGTAGTTGGCCCATCGACTGCGCGATATCACGCAAGGAAGATTGTGCCACTTGGGCCATGCAATCGGTGCGGGAAGCCCAAGGCGAAGGATGTCCATCACCTGGATGGCAACTACCTCAACAACTCGCCGCAGAACTTGGAGCGTATTTGTCGGAGCTGCCACGTCCAGGCGCACAGACGGAAAGGTTCGTGCGCGATCTGTGGCTCGCCGGCGAAGGGATTGGGTTTCTGCGAGAAGCACTATCAGCGTTTCAAGAAGCACGGAGACCCGCGCATCGTGAAGGTCAATCAGCATTGCACACCATGCAAGTCAGACGATTGACGGCAACCGAATGCGAGTTTTTACAGGGATTTCCGCGCAATTACACGCTCATCCCGTGGCGCAAGAAGCAAGCTGAGGACTGCCCGGACGGGCCGAGGTATCGCGCCCTTGGAAACTCGATGGCGGTCAACTGTATGTCTTGGATCGGGGAGAGAATTGCTGCACTGGAGAACAACCGATGAATGTTGACCACGCCATCCACCTGCTCAACAAGCGCGCCGACGAGCGCCTGGCTGCTGCCGCAAAGACGCCGCCTGGTCAACGTGAGTTCGTCAAATACTGCCGCACCGAAGCGCGGTTCTTCGACGCCATCGCGGAGTGCATCGAGCAGCTCCAGAAGGAAGTGATTGAGGAACGCAAGAAGCGCGAGCTGACGAAAGACGGAACGGATCGCGCTCCCCGACCCATGCCAGCCATCCTGAAAGGAATTCGATGACATCCGAAATCGTGAACCTACTAAGGAAGAACAGCGAGTGCCTTGCGCCGTCGATCATGATTGCTGCTGCCAACCAAATCGAACGGCAGAACGAAATCATTGCTACGTTGCGGCAGCAAATCGCAACCCTCACCGCCGAGCGCGACGAGGCGAGGCGGGAATGTTGTAGGCACATGGCGCACGGCGTAATTAGTGAGACAGGCGTTGCCAAGTACCTCAAGTGGGACTGCTTCAAGGAGGACGGCAAGTGAAGGACAAGCAAGTCAGCGACAAGCAGGACATCGTTCCCGAACTGCGATCATGGGGCAATGCCGGCGCAGACTTCGTGATGCACCGTGCCGCCGATGAGATTGAGCGCCTGCGCGAGGAAGTGCGTCGGCTAAGGGCCGTGATGCCATTGTACGTCAGCCGCATCCTCTACGAAGGCGAGGGGTGAGATGCAACCGGGGAAAGGGGAATACGACGAGGACGTGGTGGACCGCGTGCGAAACAGCGGGACGGACGATCCGCTCACCATCGAACTGATGCAGGAAGTCGTGTACCTGCGGACTGAACTTTCCAAAGCGATGCGCCAGGTCAATGCCTACGTGCTGCGCGAAACGAACCACAGGAGACGCGATTGATTACCTTTACCGTACCGGGCGAGGCTGCCCCCCAGGGATCGAAGCGTGCCGTGCGCTCGAGGAGCGGGCGCATCCTGCTGCTCGAGTCCTCGGCCAAGGTCAAGCCGTACCGCGCCGTGTTCGCGCTGGCAGCGCGGCAAGCATGGACGGAACCGCCGGCGACAGGCGTCGTGGCCGTCGAACTGCTGTTCAGCTTCGTGCGCCCCGCCAGCCACTACACCTCGAAGGGCATCCTCAAGGCCACGGCACCAGTGTCACCCCGTCGCCCTGACCTGGACAAGGCGTGCAGAGCTGCCCTGGACGCCATGACTGGGGTCGTTTACGTTGACGATTCGCAGGTCGCCATCCTGTCGGCGTGCAAGGAGTACGGGGACCGCGCCGAAACAATCGTGAAAGTATGGGCTTGACACGGCCTCTACCCTCCCGTATAGTTCTCCTGTCGTGATCGGGCGCGTGCCCGGTGCGACGAGTCACGAGAGGAGAACACGATGACTGCATTGGCACGACTTGATGATGAGAAGCGCGAGCTGCTCGCCCGCACCCTTTGCTCGGGCGCGAGCCGCGACGAAATGGAACTGTTCTTTAGCGTGTGCGACCGCACCGGGCTGGACCCATTTGCCCGTCAGATTTACGCCGTGAAGCGGTGGGATAGCCGCGCTGGCCGCGAGGTGATGCAGACCCAGGTCAGCATCGACGGCTTCCGCCTGGTTGCCCAGCGCAGCGGCGAGTACGCAGGGCAGACCTCGGTTGCGTTCTGCGGGACGGACGGGCAGTGGACCGACGTGTGGCTCCACGACGAGCCGCCCGCCGCCGCCCGCGTCGGCGTCTACCGCAAGGGGTTTGTCGAGGCGGTCACCGCCGTCGCCCTGTTCCGCGAGTACGCCCAGCGCAAGAAGGACGGCAGCCTCTCGGGCATGTGGCCGAAGATGCCGTCCGTGATGATCGCCAAGTGCGCCGAGGCGCTCGCCCTCCGCAAGGCGTTCCCAGCCGAACTGTCGGGCCTGTATACCGCCGAGGAGATGGGGCAGCAGGACAATCCCCCTGCTGCGCCGCCCATCGTGGTCCAGGCGCTGCCGGCACCCGTGGAGGCCGCTACGTTGCCCCAGGACGCGCCAGCCGTCGCCGACGCCCCGAAGCCCGTCCGCAAGCGCAAGGCCGCGCAGGAGGCGACTGCGCCCGCCCCTGTGGCGTCGGCGGCACCCGCCGCTCCCGCGCCCGCGGATTCGTACCCCGATGAGTACGAGGGGCTGTTCCTGATCCGCCACGTGGTGCGCCGTCCCGGCAAGCCCGTTGCCGTGCAGGCCGCCGGCGAGCACGGCACCGCTTGGATTGCCGCCACCGTCCCCGAGTACGCGGACCTGTGCGAGCAGGCCATCGACAGCGAGCTGCGCCTCGACATCGCACGCGTCGGGAACTCGCTCACCATCATGCGCGTGATCCGCACTGCACCCGCATCCGCACCCGTCCCCACCGCCACCGACGCCGACGAACTGCCCTTCTGAACATACGAGGAGATACACCATGAACCTGTACGCCATTCAAACCGAAATCGCCACCCTGATCGAGGCCATCCTCGACGGGGCTGGCGACACCGTCGAAGCGCAGGCGGCGCTCGACGAGCACCTCGCCGGCCTCGCCGGGGTGCTCGAGTCCAAGGCCGATGACTACGCGGCCCTGATCCAGCACCTGCGGAGCCGTGCCGACGCACGCGCTGAGGAGGCCAAGCGTCTGCGCGACCTCGCTGCTGCCGACGACGCTCTCGCCGAGCGCCTGAAGCAGCGCCTGAAGGAAGCGATGGAGGCCACCGGGAAGGGCAAGATTGAGACGGCCCGGTTCCGGCTGTCGGTCCAGGCCAACGGCGGCGCGCAGCCGCTCGAGGTCACCGTGCCGCCCGAGCAGCTTCCCACGCAGTACCAGGCCGTGCGCGTTGAGGCCGACAAGGCCGCGCTGCGCGAGGCGCTGGCAGCGGGCGCTACGATCCCCGGCGTGGCACTCCTGCCACGCGGCACAAGCCTGCGAATCCGCTAACCCTGCCATCCTCTCCTCCCCCCGCCTGCGGCCCCACGACGGAGCCAAGGGCGGGGGTTTTCATTTGGCACAGCGGGCGCAGCCCGTA